CTTCAAAAATCCCTAGAAGAACATAGGAAACAATGGGAGACTATCCTTGAATACGAGACAAAGGAGATGTAATTAAAAGAGGTATATTGAAGCCAAAATCTGCCTATAACAAATTCTCGAAAGTAGAAGAACATGCAAGATGGGCGATTAGAAAAAGAATATTATTAAAAATAAAATCTTTTATGAAAGCAAAAAAATAAAATATGATGCGTGAAATAGAATTTAGGGGCAAATCTACTAAAGATGGAACGTGGGTTTACGGTTCCTACGAATCGTTTATGCAAGTTTTAACAGACAGAGAGACAGCAACTATTCATGTGAAGATGGACTGGGGGCTAAACCACCACGTGGAGGTGTGGGACGATACCGTTGGTCAATATACTGGGATTAAGGACAAGAACGGTATAAAGATCTACGAGGGGAGTATAGTAAAATTTGTTGACTTAGAATTAGCGATAAAACCAACTGGTGTTGTGTGCTTTGATAATGCAAAATTTTTTGTCAAAGATTTGGAGTTCTCAGATGGCACTTATCATATAGTTGATTTTTACGATTACAATATACCAAATCGAGATTTCGAAGTTATCGGCAATATCCACGATAACCCTGAATTATTAGATAAAGACCAGTCTAATGAAGAAGAATGAATTTGATATTCCCGTAGATTGGGGAAAGCTTAGCTCTCATAAACCTTCTAGGCATTCTAAGAGCGACAAGCAAATCAGCCTCTGCACAAACTGCTATTGTATGACCCATACAATCAACGGCAAGTGTGGTAAGTGTAAAGTAAGAAAGGAAGAATATGAATTATAACGCATTGGAAAAACTATTTAGGGTCAAAGACCATGATATGGCAGATAGGCTTATCGAAGAGATTAACGACAGAAGAGTCTTAGACATTAAATTTCAAACTGGTGGTACTGCTAGCACAGAGAGAAATGGTATCTTCATTGAAGACCTACTTATTATTGCTAGAGCAAAACTAACCGAGTATAACGACTACCTGCCTTGCCGTGAGAATGAACTAGCCATAGATAAGATTGACGAAGCTATTCTTTGGCTAACTTTTCGTAAGGCTGAACGTGAACATCGTGACGTTTATGGCACGGAGGCAGAATAAATAACATACGAAGGATATACAGGTTAGCATATGGAAGATGGCACGGTTTTATTTCGCCCCACGATGTCGTTGCTTATACATAGACTATAAGACCAAGGAGAAGAATATGAAATTAAGAAATAAAAAGACTGGAGAAGTTTACTATATGTATTCAGAAGCCGTTAATTTAGGTGATAAGCCCCAAATCATACTTTTTCCTAGAGGGCAAGTCCAGCCAGACAAAAAAGCATACTGTTATGATTCTCTCTCTGAACTTAACGAGGATTGGGAAGACTATAATAAATAAATTAAGTAAAGAGTTTTAGAAAATGAAATATTATACATCTGATTTACATCTGTCACACAAGAACATTATTGAATATGAGAATAGACCTTTTGACTCAATCGATGAGATGAATAATACAATAATCGACATTATTAACTATCGATTATCTCCTGATGATGAACTTTATATTTTAGGCGATTTTACTTTGGAGAAGAACGTTGATAAAGTTAATAGTCTGATCAGAAGAATTAAATGTAAAAAGCATTTAATTCTAGGCAACCATGACTATTTTGTTAAGAACGAAAGCCTTTGTAGTCTATTCGATTCAGTACACCATTACTTAGAGATAGACGATAATGGTCAAAAAGTTATTTTATTCCATTACCCGATTCAGAACTGGAATCTTAAAAATTATGGTTCGATTCACCTATATGGACATGTCCACTCTAAAGAAGAGTTACAACTAAAAGAATGTAATGCGTTTAATGTTGGAGTAGATGTGAATAACTTCATGCCTGTAACATTAGAGGAGCTGCTGCTTAAAAGAGGAGGAATAAATGGATATCTTACTACCAAATGAAGCTGATTTGAGCTATGAAGATCTACTTGTTATCAGATCTGCACTACAAATCCATAATCAACAGACTCAAGAGGCTTTATTCAAAATCAATCATTTAATTAAATCAAGCGAAGAGGAAAATAATGTTACCAACAAAATCAACATTTGACGAATATATTAAAAAAGGTTTGGTAAAAAGTCAAACCTACAAGGATATGACCATTTACCAGTACACCGAGTTTACTCAATTCGAGAGCCTGTGGAATAACTGCACGCTAAACGCCCGTGGCATCGTGTTTGATGATGATGGGGTTCTAGTCCAGCGATGTATTCCGAAGTTCTTCAATCATGATGAGCCTGATGGCATTAAGGTTGAGAAGCTGATGTTAAAAGAACAAATTGGCGTAGTCCAAGAGAAGTTAGATGGCTCTTTGATTAAGATCACAAAAGATGAGAAGCATGGTTTAGTGATTACCTCTAAAGCTAGTTTTGAATCAGACCAAGCCAAGATGGCGAAAGAAATCGTTGAAGAGAATAACTACAACTTCGAAGAGGGGTGGACTTATCACTTTGAGTTGATCCATCCAGACAACCAAATTGTCTTAAACTACGGTGATGAGAGAAAGCTTGTACTTCTTGCTATTATCGACAACATAACAGGTAAAGATGTCGACATCTATTCTGACGAGTTTAAGTTTGAGAAGCCAAAGTTATATAACTACGAAACCTTATTAGATATCAACACCATAAATAAAGATGGACTCCACGAGGGTGTAGTGGTCAACTATGGAAGCTATCGGTTGAAGTACAAGACCGATGAGTATATTAGGCTTCACCGTATTGTTACCGAGTTTACGCCAAAGAGAGTTTGGGAGTCACTATCATCTGGTCGAAGAATCGATAGAAGGAATATCCCAGAGGAGTTCATCAAGTGGCTTGATGAGACGGAAGAAGAATTGTTGGCTAAATATAACGAAGTCTTCAGTAAAATCGACTATGCCATTTTAGAAACCGAAAACATGACCAATAAAGAAATCGCCTTGTCTGATGATGAAACAGTTAAAGAGGTACGAGAATATATTTTTGCCATTAGGTCGGGAAAAGATTTTAAGGAAAAAATTTGGAAAGCAATTAAGCCGAAAGGAGAGAAATGAGACAATTAGCAAAGGTTTTAGTAGGGAGTAGGTTGCACGGATTAGCAACACCTCAGTCAGATTTTGACTACCGTGGCATTCATATCTCTTCACTACAAGAAAAACTTAGTCCATTTAGGAAAGATAAAAATACTGTTTGGATTGAGGGTGATGAAGACAACACAAGTTACGAATTAGTGGATTTTTGTAGGCAAGCTACACACGGAAACACCACCATTCTTGAGGTATTCTTTAGTGATAAGATTATTGATACTACTCCTGAACATCAAGAGATGAAAGAGAATTGGCAAAAATTCATGGACACACACAAGTTCATAGCAGCTAGTAGAGGTTACGCTCATAACCAATGGAATAAGTTTTATAACTTTGAGGATACTGGTTTACTTGGTCAGAAGAGAACAGCTAAATTCGCCATAGCATTCTTGAGGGTAATGTGGCAATGTGAGCAATTCCTACTTACTGGAGAATTTAAGTGTAGTGTTAAAGACTGTGACTATTACGATCTAATGAAGAGGATCAAGCCTATGAATATTGATGAGATTCAGGGATTAGTTCCAGAAGTAATAGCAGCTATGTCCGATATGAATATGAGAATTAGTATGGCTGAGTCAAAAAGTGAGTTTATAAACATGAAGCCAGACTTAGATTGGATTGAAAAATTTATAGTCAGAGCATACGAAAAGGAGAAATAATGAAAGTACTAATGTTAAAGGGGCTTCCAGCATCAGGTAAATCTACCTATGCTAAAGAGCTAGTCTCAAAAAACCATAATTGGGTCAGAGTAAACAAAGACGACCTCAGAGCCATGATGAATAATGGAGAGTTCTCCTATAAGCTTGAAAAACAAATTGTAAAGACAGAGCGAGAACTTGTAGATATTGCTCTTAAAAATGGAAAAAGTGTAGTAATTGATGACACGAATTTTAACCTAGATCATGAATTATTTTTTAGAGGTTCAGCTCGTCAATATGGTGCAGAATTTAATGTTAAGTTTTTCGACACCCCACTAGAAGAATGTATAAAACGTGATATTAAGCGCCCTAACGGCGTAGGAGAGGCAGTAATTTATAAAATGTATGATCAATACCTAAAACCTAAACCAGCTGTCTATGAGCATAATAAAAATCTTCGCACGGCAATTTTATGCGACATAGATGGCACCCTAGCCCACATGAAAGACAGAAGCCCATACGATTGGGGTAGGGTTGATACAGATGAGGTCGACCCAACTATTAAGAACCTACTTGATGTGTTAAAAGATAAATACTTTATTATCTTAGTTTCTGGGCGTGATGAGGTATGCCGAGAAAGAACAGAGAAGTGGTTGAGAGGAAATGATATCACCTATGGAATGCTACTCATGCGACCTGAGGGCGATATTAGGAAAGACTCAATCATAAAACGAGAATTGTTTGAAACCCACATTAGACCTTATCACAATGTCGAGTTAGTCCTAGACGACCGTAACCAAGTTGTCGATATGTGGCGAAGTCTTGGATTGAAGTGTCTGCAAGTTCAAGAGGGGGATTTTTAGTCATCTTGATATTCTATCCCTGTTGTGCTATAATGCAGGCAGGGGGAAAATAAAAGATAATATCATTAAAACAAACAAAACTAAACTAATAAGAAAGGGAAAAATATGGCACTAAATATTATTTCTGGTATCCAAACTGGCAAAGAGAAAGTTATCATCTATGGTCAGGCTGGCTCTGGAAAATCAACACTTGCCTCTAAGTTTTCTAAGGCACTATTCCTCGATACCGAGGGTGGTCTTAACTACTTAAATGCATCAAGTGTACGCATCAAAAGTTTCGATGAGTTTATGCAAGCTATCGTCGAGTTAAGAAGTGAGGCTAACTCAGGCAAGAAACGCTTTGACACTATCGTTATCGACAGTATTGACTGGGTAATCCCAATGATTACTTCAAGGATTACTGGAGCAGGTAGTGGCTCTACAATGCGAGAGATTGAGTCTACACTTAAGAATACCTTGAACCGTGGCGACGGCTCATATGGCAATGGTAAACAGTTCTTAGACAACTATATCCGTCAATTTCTAATCAAGGCATTGCAGGGTTTAACCGACCTCGGCTATCGCCTAGTCTTAATCGCCCATGCAGAGCGTAAGATCTTAGTCAATGCCGACGGTGAAGACGTATCACTAGTCGCACCAAAGATTGACACCAACACTATGAACACTTTCGTAGAGTGGGTAGATGATGTGTTCTATATCCGTAAAGGTTTTGATGGTACTCGTGAACTCGTTGTAGATGGTAGCGAGAACTTACTCGTCAAGAACCGACATGGGCTAAGTGGGCGTATTACAATCGGTGATGACTTTGATATAAATAAGTTAGTAGCAACAGTTAAAAAATAATAAGGAGAAAAAATAAATGGCAATTAACTGGGACGAGGTCAACTCACAGTATAGTGGAAACTTCAAGCCATTCGTAGAAGACGGAAAGTTTAAGGTTAAGTTAGAGAAGGTAGAACTTGGTAAAGTAACTCCGACTGGTTCATACCCACTTAACTTCTTCTTTCAAGAAGAAAAAGAAGTACAGTACCCAAAGCTAACCGAGTGGATTTCGTTCAAACAAGGTAAAGATAACTGGCGTTATCACCGTATGTCACAACTCATGCAGTTCTTCAAAAAGTCGGAGACAGATGCACACAACGGCGTAGAGTTCGCAGAGAGCAAAGGTAGTAATGAAGGAATTGCAAAAGGATACCTCGACTGCTTTAATCGTATTGCTTCCCTACACCCTGAAGTTCAGATTGAAGTTTCTACTGAAGTGACCAATGGCAAGGAATACGCTCGTAGCGACTGGGCAGATAAAACTATCCGTATGGGAAATAGCAATAAAGCCACTACACAAGTCGCAGGGGTAGTCTTAAATCAGGGCGAAACTGCAACTGTTGTCTCATCAGATGATGTTCCATTTTAATAGATAGAACAAGCAAAAACATCTAGCCAGATACTAATACTGTCTGGCTAGACCAAAACAAAAAACTAAACAACTTACAAATTAAAGGAGAAAATATGGAAAACACTACACAAGAAAACCTACAAGACAAAACTATTCAAGCTATTGAGGAATTAGCACAGAAAATCGTATCAACAGAGAAAGCCTTGGAAGAGCAAGAGAAGTCACTATCACTCAAGAATAAGGAGTTCGCAAACTTCATTAAGGCACAGAAACATAACGAAGAGGAACTTAAAGTTCTATTTGACATGGTTAAAGAGGAAATGGAAAAACGAGGATTAAAAGAACATTTAACCTCTATTATGAAGTTCACCTTGTCTCCAAGTGGCAAATATCGTTTGACTGAAGATACTGATATTGAAGATATCCCAGATGAACTTTGTGATGTCAAGAAGGTCTTGAATAATAAGAAAATCAAAGCATATGAGGAACTAAACGACTCTCTCCCAGCTGGAGTAGAAAGTACTGGTAATATCTTAAGAAAAGAACTTTTGGTATAATTTAACTGTGAACCCACAGAAACAAAAATACCTTAAGCTCATGAAGAATAGACACAAGACAGAGTACATGGAGTACTCTGCTGGTGGACTGTTGTTTTTAGTGGAGAAAAAGACCGAGTGGTTAGCACCTGAAGAGAATGACGCAAGGATACTCACGATGCCAAATATTCCTAGACCACTCCACACGGTTGCTCCAAGAAACTACATGGGGCAAGTTGAGTGGGATAAAAAACGCAGGCGTTGTTATTATGATGCGAACTACACAGATGAAATCATGGGGACTGACCTCGATAAAGGGAAGTGCCAAGCTCACGAACTTTACGACTTCTTTTACACGACTAAAACAAGTGTATTCAAGAGAGTTGTTTGTCTATCCGAACTTACTCATCAACGAGGTATTCATACTGGGCGTATGTTATCACTCTACAAGAAAGGCTCACCACTTTACTCCAAGAAGAGAGTACTTGAGGGGGTAGAAAACACTTTCCGTCTAATCTTTGAATACAACAGATTAAATAGTCTGACTAGCGATAAAAAGATTAAACCATACTATGTTTGGCTAGATTATCTCAACGAACCTGAACTTAAGCCAGAGGTTTTGGCTCTAATTAAAAGATACAACATTGAGTTTTGGATTGAGTATAGCATCAATGAAGAAGAGAGTTGGGGCGATTGGAAGCTTCTCTATAACAATAAAGAATATCGTAGTCCGTTTAATAGCGAGGCTGACTGGAGAGAGTACTTTGGAAAGAAAAACGAAGAAGAGTTAAAAATAAAAGACTGGAACCCCCTCGCTGATTTTAACGAGAAGTTTAAGGAACTTTGGGAAGATTAAGACTTAATAAATGTACCGTTTTCAGTCTTGCCAGTCCTATCCTTGATTTCATTGTAGGCAGACTCTAGGCAATCTCTGGGATCTTTACCATTAATAGATGCGAGGATAATCAAGGTAACAAGACTGTCGCCGATAGCGTCATCAAACTCTGCTCCATTTTTATTCCTAGTAACCTCATGGGCGATTTCGCCAACTTCTTCAATAACTTTGTTGAGTTGTGATTTTACGTCGTTTAGACCTTTGTCCTTTCCCCATTTGATAATTTCGTTTATAAGTATATCTGTTTCCATGAGTCTATTATACAAAAATAACTCCCATAAAGAGAGTTATTTTTCCCGATTGCGGATACCACAATCCTGATTTTTGGGTAGAAGGTGATAAAAAAGATCCAATAGAAGCCGAGCCTTAATCACCTAACTAAATTATACCATAAAACACCTAATATACCATTTTCGTGACTTAACGAAAATGGTTATTTGTTATATCTTGTTTTCGTAATTGTTATATCTTTTTTTTAAAAAATCTATTTTTTAACAGGGGTCAAAATGCAAAAAATGTTATATCCTATTTTGGGAAATGTTATATCTTATGTTGGTAACATTTATGTCACCAACAAAAAACCTCCGAAGAGGTTTCGGTCTTGCGTATATGTCGGTGTAGGACGATGACTACACGTATGATCTAGTACTCGATATACGACTTATTGACAAAGAACTATGATCGCCTCTAGCTCTTCTTTTTAATTATACTACACTGTTGGTCAGGACATCAATATCCTGACCATTTAAAAAGCCCCAATGTGGGGCTTAATCCTGCTTTTTTAGCAGTTCGGTGATACCATGACTGTCTGCAAGATATGCAACCAAGTAATGGAACTTGTAGGCTTCGATGATGTCCATGACGGATATACCAATTTCATGGTCGCCATTGTACTCGATACAGTAGTTCAGCCCAAATACATCACCACCATAGGTGTTCTCGTTCAGATATGCTCCGAAACCAGCCAATTTCTGCCTTAAAACACCAACTTCATACTCTTTTACTTCAACTTCTGCTAAAACATGTAATCTCATAATCCCCTCCTTTTGAGAAATCTGTACTGCTTTAATAAAGCGTCAAATGTCGCTTTGTCCTTACTGGATAAATTATCCATCACAAACGCTACTCTAGTAGACGGCAAGTCGTCCATACTAATTTCGCCTCTCTCTAACCCGTTCAGAATTGCAAAGCAAATTCTCTTTGCCGTTACACCTGTCGGTACAGGAATAGGTGGAACTTCCTCATGTAGTGTATTGTGCAATTTCTCGTCAAGAACCACCTTAAGATAGGGTAAGTTCCTTAAAGAATGGCAATATCCTGTATCGTACCAATGCCTTGTCCATAATAAGTGGTGCAAGTTACTACCAAGTTTTCTAGGCTTCATACTATCACCTCCCAATGTGCTAACTAAAACAATGAGTTATAATTTAATTGTAAAACAAAGGAACTAAAATGGAAGAAGAAAAACAAGATTGATGTTATCAGTTCTATCAACTCTCTCTTAGAGGAAGTAGAAAAACTCGCTAAAGACAGAGATCAAGAGTGTTTAATCTCTATGGTGGAAGAGCAATGCTTTAAAACTCCACTTGAAGAAGACAAGCCCGAAATCTTAAACTATATAGAGAGCTTCTTAAAATGCCTGAAATCTCGTTTAGACAAATATCATACTACTCCAATAAACTTCCTTACTAAACATGACGTTCCCCACTCCTCAGATGACTTCTTCTTTCGTATTGAGAACTTTGACTTTAATACTTATGTTTGGGCGAAAAGAAAAAAGCTAGACCTTTATATGTTACCAACCTACCTTGACCTGTATAAAAAAGACCTCACTCCTGCTCAAATAGCCAAGTTCGACTCCAAAATATCCGAATAAGCTAGTCTTTAATTTATACTTAAACTATGAATAATATGCTCAATAACTGTGGGAGAAATAGCTGTTGTGATAGTTGTAACTCTTGTGACCCATGCAACACTTGCAACTCTTGCAACCCATGTTCTCAACCCCAAACAGACTGTGAAAAAACTAGTCGTGTTTTTAATCCATTTAATAAAGAGGCAAATCAGAAAGAAACTTGTACCTCTATCTCTATCGATGAGGACGGCTCAACACTCAATTATCACTCTGAGTGTGGCACACAGAGTATCGCTGGCGAGACTGTCGGAAAGATTATCCAGCTGTCTGACCTAAAAGATACTAAAGCCAAAAATCCTGATGCCTGTTCCTTACTTGTCTTTAATCCTAAGTGTAAAACTGACTGCCCTTGTGAACCAAACGACCTGACTTGGCAAGCCTATCATATCCCAGACGCTGGCGACTGTATCTTGGAAGCAGAAGATGGTTTTTATAAAGTCCTCGTAAAAGATGGCTGTGGCTGTATCAAAGAGTGTCGTATCCCTGTTGCACCTAAAGACGGTATCTCACTTACTTATCACCGAGACTCTGTGCCTGATGACCCTGACTTTCCATGGTATTATGGTGCTTATAATGACAAGATCAACCTACATCTAGAACAGAACGCCAAGAAGTTCTTCGGCAAGTTCGACCTCAAGGTGACAGTCAACTATGGTATTCAGGTGGTCAAATCTGACTTCTGCCCAAACACCAACTTCCGTTCTCTAGTCGTGCCAGTAGTTGATGGACAAAGTATTAATGTATCCGAGGAAAGTTCTATCTTACAAGGCGAAAGTATTTCTAGTGCCTCTAGCCCCGAAATTCCTTGGGGAACGGTGTCCATGCGTAGCTCGTTTACTTTTATCGTACCTAAAGGCAAAGAAGCTTCTCTTCATCATGAGTTTAGATTAAGAAGTAATGCCTCGTTCCCGAAACCACTCAAGAACCCAGCTTTTGACGGCAAGCGATGTCCTGACTCCGAGGCAGCACAGACAAACAAAGTTCGCTATACTGTATCTCGCTTAAATGCTTTGCAGGTCTTAATCGAGCCAACATTGTCTACTCCAAACTTTAATCCAGTTAAAGATACCTACCGAGAACAACTTGACCCACCAGATGATGTCTACACAGGAGTCTAATCATGGCAGATGTATCATTTTTAGAACTTAGACCAAACTTCAAGATTATCTCTGGTGGATACGCTGGAGAGGAAACTGGTGTGGTTGGGCAAGAGCCAGTCTGGCGTTCGGCAGGTGACCATGGTGAGTTGTTGCTTGAGTATTACTTCCGAGACTCCGAGAGTTCAAACAATAATAACTCCTCTCGTGTGGTGATGAAACTTAGAACTCAATTCCAGGCACTACCAAAAGAAAGCAACCTGATTGAGGTGCAATGTTTCATTAACCTACTTGAAATTCGCCGAGACGACATCCGTGGCAATCCAGGGGCAGGGCGTAGGCGTATGTTCTTAACTGGACGAACTGAGTATCACAACTCCTTAACAGTAGAAAATTCCCCTATTAACCAATCCCAAGTGCTATGGACTGGCGACTCTAACCTAGCTTCAGGTATGGAGCAAATCGTGCCAAGTACCACAGGTACACAGCAGTTTGGTGTGGATATTCGCTCCAATGTAGTCGGACATAACAACACGCCACTCCCGTCTCCGTTCGTTGACCAGATGTGGTTCGGTGTTGAGTTCAGAAATACTTATTCTCTCCCTAAAGCTTATCGCCCAGGCAAGATATTTAATCAAGCCGACAATAAGTGGTATTCCCATAACCGAACAGGTGGAAAGGCAAATCTAACAATAGATAATATTGCGACTATTGGCATGGTTGACGACCCTGAACAGGGTGACAATGTTCCTTCAATCTATAACGTAATGTGGACACACATGAAGAAGATTGGCGAAAGACAAGACGATTAAGAAACAAAAAATAACTAGGTTTTACCCTAGTTATTTTCTTAGCTTTGAGTTTGCTTACACAGCTTACACATAGCCTATTATCTACGCATTGAATATACTATACCCACTAATGGAAGTCAACAGGTTGAACCTCAAACATGGTAGAAATCAGGTTAGCCTGTTCTCTAAATGTCTTAGTCCTAATCTTCTCTTGAATACTTGAACATTCGATACGGATATTCGAGATAGTTAATCTAATCGTCGACCTATCTTCATAAACATCTTGGTCGGAAAATGGTTGTAACACATCATCTTCAACTACCTCTGTTGCCCAAGATGGAAGTAAGAACCAGTCCTCATTACCACGAGTTTGGTTGAGTTTCTGCTTGTCATAGGCAAGAGCAAAGTACCACCACTTATTCTCATTAGCAATGACCTTATTGTGTACACGCTTAACCACCATATCTGAGGCGTTGCCTGGCACAGAGAGATATTTAGTGTGTCTTTCAAAGACAATCGGCGTGTCAAACCTTCGCCAAGTATCGGACTTATAAATCTCCATAATGGCAGGATAATCGGCATGGATAGAAATCTTCTCCTCATTAGAGGTTCTCACATCTAAGACAGGCATATCAGTATCAAGAAACCACGGATACTGTTGATAATTCATGCTCATATCCCACACAAGACATTTATACTTACCATCTGTCTTATCCACGAAATTAAAGTAAAGCTTGTTCATGTGTCCCCAAAGCTTGCGAGGCTTCTCCATATCGACACGAGCAAAATACGAACCAACAGAGTTTGGTAGTTCACGCCAAGTTGCACCAGTAAAACGCCTAATCCCCTCTTCAGGATTAAATGAGTAAACCACGCCCTTGTAGTTCACCACATCATCTTGGCTGACTACGCCAGCACTATCCATGAAACTAGACTGGAGTTTTGGTGAGCCATTTTCTAGGTTGACATTAGAGGTGAATAGAGAAAATCCGTGTTCGGTTAAGAACATCAAAGTGCCTGCTTCATACTCAATGACGGCAGTAGTCGGGTTGGTTGAGTTGAGATACGGTGAAGAACTTGGCGTGTAAAAGCGATATGGGAACTCTGTATAATCAGGACCACTATTTTTAATCGCTGTACATTGCCACAAGTTCCTATCGTTGATGAAGCCACCGATATAGAGCCTGTTGTGGTGGAACACGATAAACTTTGCCCCAACCACAGGTGGAACGCTAGAGGTCACTACCTGACTTTTCCACTCGCCTATCTTGAACCTCTGGAGTGGTGAATAGCCGTCCACATAATAGACCCAGTTATTTCTGTCTGTATCTACTGCTTGAGCGATATAGATATGGTCAGCACGCCCGTCCACCTTAATATCTGGAGTTAAAATAGTATTTTGATGTCGGTCGTAAATCAACATCTTAACTGAGGATATGTCTGCCACGGCGAAGATGTCGTATCGGTAGCCCTTGTCAGACACACTAGCCCCGTCCTTATTTGTGCCTAATCTATCCACAGGGATAGAGGATAGGTCATTATATATAAGCCCTAAAAGTGGTCTGGAGGGCTTTCTAAGCCACTCTACTGCTAGACTGTTAGTATTTGGTAGGTTCTTATCCTCAAAGTTGTAGAACGCCTCAAAATGGTTATCAAGTCCAGTCGCCGAAACCTCAATGAACCTGTCTGTAATCTCGGTATTCGAGAATGGGTTGGCTTGTTTCTCACAAGTTAAATCACCCCACATCTCAAGACGTACGAATAGTCGCCCTCGTGGATTAGCGTTCTCTTGCACCACGGTGTTCGCCCGAAGTTCCTTGTGTTCAAAGACATCAGGTGATACCTTACAGAGGTCGACAGACATTTCAGAAAGAACCTTGCCACCATCTGAAGCTGACAAATAAATAGACAAAATACCACGACTCATACCTGTGTTTTTAATCCGAATAGTTGAACCAACTATCTTGCCTGAGTAAGGCAACTCAAATTTAATTTGTTTGCCTTGATAGAGTTTTAGTGTGGTCTGAATGTCACTATCACTAAAATCTGCCTTTCTATCGCCATAAGACATCAGGAATTTATTCCCCTGTACCGAGGCTGAATTGCCTCGTTGAGTGACAAGGTTATCAGAGTTATATCGACCGTTAATGTAATATGGTGAAGAATATGGCGAAGAGTTGAGGTCATCAGAAGTAGTATCAAGTCCATAGTTAGCCGTTAAAGAAAAGCCGTCATGAATACGCCTAGATGTTCTAGTTTGCCATTCTGTCCTCTGATATGAACCTTTAAATAGCTTATTATTTGCATAGTATCCCGCAGGTCGGTGCGAGATATGTGGCATATTTTGGAAGCGGGTCGCCATTAAATTATCCTCCTAAAACCTGAACCTGCTCAATGCCGAAACGCTTGTAGATTTGTTCGGTCATCTCAGGCACAAACTTATTATCAAGGTAGTCTCGTACACTACCAGTAAAGGCAAAATCATCTCGCTCTTCATACCAAACGGCACGCATAATGTCGAGCATGGCGTTATGGACGATGGCTGAAATCTCAATAGTATCTTCCATACTTTTGACCTCTTTAGGGAAGCCATAGGCAATATAGTCAAGTACGATAGGTGTGTTGAGTGGTCTATCTAAGACTAAAGATACTTCATCATCTTCCTGCTCAATGGCATAGGAACACGGTTTGCCAGGCTTCATCAGACTAGGGATACTCCCCTCGTATAATTCCTCAACACTCTTATTGCATAGACAAAGTTTGCATAAATCCCCACCAGTTGAAGTCCAGAAATTCATCATTGGGATATCGGCGATACGCCTAAAATCACGGTTTAAGTTCCATTTATAATGCCCCTTAGCGTCAAGGTTCACGGTGTAGTGTTTAGAGAAGATACGAGAAAGTTTAGGTGTTAAGGGGAGTTCACGAAACACCCAGTTAATCGCCGAAATCACGAATTTGTCTGGAGTGTCCAAAGTGTCATCACCAACAAGAGTTCTAAACTCATCTGATAGCTTTTTTACTTGCATTTTCATACCTTAATAATACCTTAAAAGATTGCTAGCACTTAAAATATGCTACCATTAAGATATGTTAGGTAATGATTTACAGGGGAACAATATTGACCAGTTTATTCAGAACTATCGAGAGGCTATGCAAAAACAGTATGAAGCAAGCCAAAAAAATCTCGACCAGACTAGGATAAACGACCACACTAACATTATGAGCAATGCCAATACGGCAGGTGTGATGTACTCTAATTTCCCCACAAGAGACAAAATCAAATACGACACTTCAACTTATATGCCAAACCTGATTAAGGTACGAAATACTTATCAGACAGGGCTAGATAAGCTCCGTGCCAATGCTCTGAACGCCTATAATACAGTTCAGTATTACAAAACTATGATGAACCATTACAACGGGCTACAATAATTAAAAAATAAAATAACCCCTAACTGCGAGAAGAGGGGTTATTTTTTTGTAGAGGTAAAACATTGAAGAAGATATATTTAATTTAATTATGGTTGACAAATGACAAAAACCTAAAAACTAAAGCCTCTACAAGCTAATTAAAACACACTTTTTATTAAATAAAAAAATATCCGTTGGAGGTTAAGCTAACGGATATTTTTATGACCTGAAAGGATTTTCTTATGGTAGTGGAGACTGGATTTGCACCAATGACCTCTTGCTTATGAGGCAAGCGAGCTGCTACTGCTCTACCCCACTATATATAGAGAAATCTCAGGAGTTCCCTATATATAAACATTAAATGAACAATGTTTATAGCTCAATAACCACGTCTTATTTGAGCCTACCTAGATAATAAAGCACCACACCTAAAATTGCAAGCGTAAGCTACATTTTATCGTTTATTACTTTGGAAATACCAAAGATAGCACCGAGGAACAAACCAGTTGCAGAGATAGTGGTGAGGATTGCCTCTGTTGGCAAGTTCCAGCCCCAAGCTTTAGCGAGTGTTGCGAAGAACACACCAAGAGCTGGTAAAACTACTGCAATAATCCAGCGAAGTGCTTCATAAAGTTTTTGGTTCAACATTTTATTCTCCTTTAAACCTTAATTTGCTTTACCTTCTTCATTATACGACACATCTTCACGCTTATCGAGCCAAAGCAAAGCAGTTTCGATATGGGTGATTGCGATGTCGACTTCTCTAGTCGGTTTCTTTTCATAATCTTCGTAGAGTTTCTGGACGCATTGGTCTAGGACTTCTTCGACATACTGTCCATGGAGTCCGTTATCTATAACCATTTTGTCTGATAGCTCTACAATATTATTGTCTTCCATCTTTACTCCTTAACGATAAATCTTTAGTTTCATGCCTGGATAGATTAGGTTCGGATTGGCAATACGGTTGTCTCTTGCAATCTTCTGGTAGTTTGTACCGAGACGACCTGCAATACCAGATAGGGTATCACCAGCTTGCACCATGTAAATTTCAGCTCGTGGCTGGTTTACTCCCATCAGTTGATTTACCTTATTCTGCACGGCATTGTAATCATATCCTGCACTACGTAAACGGTTAATACGATCATTGCCGTTGCCCCAAGCACCATTTAATACTTCCTGAGCAAGTTGGTCGATAGATTTAACGGTTGGTACTACTGGTGCAGTTTGGTTGGCTTCGACTGTTCCAGCGTTAGCTTTACCAGCATATTTATCCCAAGTTTCACGACTACCAAAGAAGAAGTCCTTGTCTAGTCCACGACCACCGTCGCCGACAGAGGTGTACTGGTGAAGTGCAGCGAACCTCCAGTTTTTAAGGCTACCAAAACCGTGGTCTGCTCCATCGTTAATACCATAGTTGGCAATCCATAGACCAAAATCACCTTTAGTAACTGCACTCCAGTTCAGGGAGTTCTCTGTACTAGAGTTCATGTAAATAACTGGTTTTACACCAGAGAGTTCCTCAAACTTTTTGAGCCAGCGGTATGCCCAGTCCACATTAGTTGCGTCAGTACCAGCGGTAGCTTCCCAGTCGAGCATTGGAATTGCTTCACCAATGTAGCCACGTACTTGGTTGTAGTTCCACTCAGCACTAGACTCTGGTGTTCCATCTGAAGTTAGTGGGAACATATAAAAACCTAGTTTCTTGCCTAGATTTTTAGCGTACTGATAAATTGCGTCACAAGTGCCGTCAACTGTCTTTGAAAAAGTTGCACGAGCAATAACAAAATCAGGTGCGTGTTCGTCGATTAAACGTTTGTAATTGCTTCTTTGCCAGAAGCTGATATCTATGCCTTTAAGTGTTTCACTCATAGTTTCTCCTTTTTAATTATTATAATTGTAAAAACTAATAAAACTAGTATTGTTTGGAGCAAAACCCCATGGATAATTGCTAGTGTCCAGAAGGCGATAATAAAAATAAAAAAGACTGACCAGACTAATACTGCCAGCCAGTTTATCTTTTTCATTTATGTATCCCACCGTCTACTACAACGAATTTCAGAATTGCACCGAGGACTGTCATCACAATCGCCCAAACAATCTTAGCCTGAGTATCCTCAAGTTTACGAAGCCGACTAGACCTATCGTTTGCCCTCTCCTCTAAAACAGTCACTCTCTGAGACATAGAGTTATAAGTGTCAACTTTACGATTAACTTCATCAACTAATTCACGAATGTTCTTGATATCCGACTCCATTGTGCCAAGTTTTTGGTATAGTTGGTGTTCAGTATTCATGTTTTGCTCTCCCTTTTAGTCAATACAGTACTCAACAATTATATGCCAATAAACGGTCTTTTTAAGTTCATTGCCAATCTGAGTTGCGATTGTCCTACTATCCTCTAAGAAGTAATACCCACCATACCAGTCAATGCTATTACCATTAAATAACCACGGTATCATACGCCACGCTTGTCCAGCTCCCTGGTTCTTAACCATCATTTCTGACTTCACGATCGTGGTGAATTTTTCAAACGGAATACTTGTGGGGACATCACCCATCCCAGTAATGACTCGGCGGTAGACTTTCCGATTGTCTACCCAAGTACCAATATGAGTACGGGTGCTAGAGTATACATTTAAATTAGTGCCGATAGGACCAGCAGGACCAGCAGGACCAGCAGGACCAGCAGGACCAGCAGGACCAGCAGGACCAGTCAACCCACGCTCCCCCTTAACCCCCTGTACTCCTTGAATACCCTGTACTCCTTGGTCACCTTTATCGCCTTTAAATCCTCGTTCCCCTCTGGCTCCTTGAGTACCCTGTCTACCTAGAATAGTCGGCACGCCATTTTCATCATAGAGGTAGTGGTTGCCGTTTGCCTCGTATTTAACGATGGTATTGTAATACCTACCATTCTCAATAGGCACACTAGTTTCATCACCTAAACTAGCAGGGATAATAGTAGTGATTAAACCATGTTTATTATCTTCACAATTTTCCATTTCTATTCTCCTATCTTCCTCATATACTTAACCTTGATGTCAGGCGTTAAATCTGTTCCTGTGATAGAGATATTCGTAACATCTTGGTATGTTCTCATCTCCATAAGCTTCTTTAATTCTGTGAGAAGCGCAGGATCTGTAATTTCTTCCTCGGTAGATGTCTTCATCTCATAATAAACGGTGACAGGCGTACCTTTAGCTTTCTCAGCCTTTAACCAATTCTTAAACAAGGCGACATTAGTAATTTTTAGACTTTGTGCATCTGGGGCAGAGAACATGAAACGTAGAGCCTGGGTATCGTTTTCTAACAGCTTTACAGAGACTACGGATGTTGAGGCTATTAAGCCTCTCCAGATTCCATTTTTCATATTCATATGAGAACATACAACAGGAGCAAGATTACCTCTTTTTATACTATTATCTATAACACTACTGAATGTATAAAATTGTCCATTAACTTCTGCACTTAAACTATCAAAATACTCATCCCCGCTCAACTCTAGTTTGCCGACCCTCTTAACCAACTTCACTACACGATTATTCAACTTAATCTCGTCGTAGATGCTATCTGTGAGTTTGTAGAAGTTAAGACCACTTGGGATTGTGAACTCAGAAGACTCATGTGGAACAAATGGAGTAGCAGTATCACCGTATTCTAGCTGAACCTTGAAAGTCTCATTTATCTGTTTGCCAATTTCGGACAATGAGAATAGTAAGTGTCCAGATAGTGCTGTATACTGGGCTACATTAGTCACAGATGTACTGCCAGCGTTGATTATTGCTAGTGGAAACTGGAATGATGGACCACTAGTATTCGCCCAACAACTCAAAATAAGCTTGTATGGTAGTGGGCGGTCAATCGACATCGTAACTTTTGTGCCTTGTTTGATTCGAGGGCAAGCTTCATCGTTGGTAATGTTCATTCCCCAGTTGTTCTTATTCTCATCAGACACAGTAATCGAATTATCTGGATTAACCACGACAACGGCTTGTGTCTGCGTAGAGGTTAGATTTTTAACTTTTAACAAATTCTTACTTATAACTTTAACTTTACTGCCATTCAACTCCTTTACTACCTGTGACAACTGCGGTCTAGGGCTAGCTAGTAGGGTATTGAACGGCGAGTATTCAGGGAGATTGTTCTCATTATAATTGCCGACAAATAGAGCATAATTGTTATAAAAAGTAATCGGCTCTGAGTATGCGGTCTTCGGACCCATTTGAAGCTTCATGCTGTATGAGCTGTAAGTATCGAAATCAACTGTAAAAGTGAATATTCTGGTGTTTTGACCGTTCCAAGACATAGAATTTCCACCATCTTTTCGGTAGGCAATTACTTCGGGATACAATTTAACCCCGTAAGTATTGGGCTGAAATACTGTATAGGTTTGCTTGTCTTGCAGGAAACTTGTGATATTACGAGAGGTTAACGGTATCCAGTTTGCCGTCGGCTGACCAGTTAGTTTTAGCACGCCGTTCTGATTCGACAAAGTAACACCGTCTCTGCTTAGTGGGAGATTTGAGAACTCGTCGAACAGGTTGGAATATCCATTAGGCAACACGCTCCCAACAAAAGGCTCATAATTCGTCGCTTCCGTGCCAGCCTCAATCTGGACATCTTTAATCTCGAACCCACAGTTCGGGTCTGCCATGTCTAGGTTTGAAGCGTAGAAAATAAACGCAACGAAGTTATTGGCGTTGCTTTTTGGTACTTTATAAACCACTTTCTGCCAATTAGTGGTTAGTTGGAGATTATTGTATGCAAGAGGCTCAAGTCGGTAAGCAAAGTTTAGCTTTTGACTAGTTAAGCTACGAACTGAGAATGACAATACCACATCTGTTTGAGATACGATGAAGTTCCACATCCTTACGCCTGCATTATGATTGAGAGAATAAACTCCAATACTTGGCTTGTCGATATTACCTCTCTTGATAATAACACCTGTATCCGTGTTAGTTCGAGAACCATATAAAGTAGAGAACCTAAGATGGTCAATAATATTCTTGCCTGTGTATTTGTTTTGCTCCATATTCCCATAGATAGTCATCCCTAGCACCTTAGTCGCAGAGGAATTAAGCTTTAGGTTTGTGCCTTTATCGCTCTCGGCAGAGAAAGCATTGAGAATGTCAGAAATAAGAGTATCTTGGTCAGATTGTTCTACTCTTATATTGTCAAACTTCTTGTCAGCCTGCTCCTTATGGGTGAGTAATGCAGAGTTCGTGGTGTTGAGATTGGCTTTCAGTTGAGTAATGTCGGCTTTATTGTCGCTTGCTTGTTTGGTCAACCTAGTGTCTAGTGCAGAAATTTTACCGTTTGCCTCGGTGATTTTGCCATCTAGTTCAGTCTTAGCCTGTCCAATAGTATTGTTTACCCTGGTTTCAGCTTGAGTAATCTTGTTATTGGTTCTCGCTTCAGTATCTGTCACCCTATTGTCGACATCAGAAATAAGAGCATAGTTTCTTAAACTATTTTTCGTATCAGTAATACTGTCGGTGTTTCGCCTAATCTTATCAAGCAAGTCATTCTTAGCAATATCAGCCTGTTCAATATGTTTGTTCAAGCTGTTCTTCATCAAGTTGACATCATTAGTAGTCGTGTTGACAAGGGTTGAGGTCTCCCTCTTCATCTCCTCAATCTTGGTCGTGACATAACGCTCCATATTAGAAACCTTGTCGTTCACCTCTGGCATAACTTTATCGACTACACCGTTCTTAAACTCGGCAAGTTTATTTTTAACTTCCTCAGAAAGAGCAGAGAGAGCGTCAGTAACGGCTTTCTGTGTCATTGCCCCATCGGTATTATTACCAAGAGTTGTGTAGTAGGTTGGCTTTTCGTTTAGGATTTTCTTGTCGCCACTCTTATAAACTGCTAGTTCACCTCTACTTGAGACATAGAGAGTATCCTGCATAGCTTTGTTTGTCTCGGGCAATTCCTCAACATAAAGAACACTCGCTCCACCTCGGTCTAGCCTTGTTGGTACACCGTCTGAAGAATAAAGATAAGTATGTCCATTCACCTCATAATAGACGAGGGCGTTTTTGTATTTCCCCATTAAAACAGGGGTTTCAGTTTCATCGCCGAAATTGGTTGGGATAACTACCTTATGAAAAAGCACAGGACATTCAGCAGAGTTCACCTGAAAAACAGACGGTGGGAAGTTCCCCTCATTTTTATTGCCACAATTACAGTCCATTAGGCATTTCCTTTCAGTAACTTAATCTTACGATATTCGCCAGTAGCGTTGAAGATATACATCACATCATCATAAAAGTCATAAACAGTCTGATTGCGGACTTTAAGAGGGTTGGCGTTTGCGTCGTAGTGGTCGGCATAAATATCGCCAGCGAACATTAAAATAATACGGTGCTTATCGTCAATATAATAAGTGGTGTTGATATTCGACACGTGAACAAAACACCCTGCGAGGTTTTTAAGATTAGACGAGTCTTCGACCACGATAGAGGGGATAACTGCCTTAATTGGGCATTTTGGCATTACATCTTGTTTGATGACTGCCTGTCCACACTCGTTTTCGTGATTACATCTATTACAATTACAGCTTTCCATACCCCCATTATAAATAAAAAATGCCACCTAAAGATTTATGTGGCACTTTTTGCAGAAAGCTTTAATGTATTTCCTGAGGATATTGAGGTCTATCTCGTCAAAGTAGAACTCCCCTAGCCTCTCTAGCTCTGTTCTGTGGTACACCCTACGATTATTTCTAAGGAGTATATCTTCAACACAGTCGGCATAAATATTGTTGATTTCAATACTATCTCTGATTTCGGTTATCACCAACCTCTTAAAGTAAGCACGCTCTGACATTATTCTTTTGAGTTCTGGTGGACGGTATTTGACCACCATTCTCACGGCTAGTACCTTATATGGGTCATCATAATTATGGCTATATCCATTAGATGGCTTATCAAAATCCTCTACTTCCATGCTCTCCTCTTACTTCCCCTCTTCCTAGAGTCCTCTATCTTACCAGCATTGGCACTTCTGCTCATAGCTCTTAAATTGCTCTTTCGGTTGTCTAGTGGGTTGGAGTTCTTGTGGTCGATTACTCTTCTGTCTCTTGCCGAGATTATCCCTGACTTAATCGCCGAACGTCTAGCAGAGTTTCTTGAGGAGCGTTTTTTAATCTGCTCCTCTGAACTTTGGAAAGCGTCATACTCGTGTCTTATACCAGCCTTAGTACGCTTTCTTTTACCTTGACTATCGGTGTACCACCACTCGCCCATTTGTTTCCCCTCTTTTATTGTTCTTCAGATTGTGCGTTCTTATTGTCAGAAACAACAGGTCGTTCGTGAGCTTTATTGAAGATATTGCCGAGGCTATTCATCTCGTTCTGGACTTCATTAAGGGCAAGAGTCTGTTCTTCAATTTCTTTTTGCTTGTCGGCAAGAGCTTTGATAACCTCTTCATATTTAGCTTTAGCTGCCTTGAAGTCAATATTGAAGAAAGCCATGTCAAGTTCATTATTATTCAAACGATTAGTAAATAAAGCGAACATAGCTTGCTTAATAGTATTCAGATAGAAAGCATGAAGAAGACCATTTAATTGTTCTTCAGTAACATGAGTACGTTCTGCTTTTTCAAGCTCTTCAAGAGCAACTTTCGCTTCAGTAAAATACTGCTTGTCATCTTCCCCCATCTTTTCAATAGCTTTACCCAGAAAATCTTTCATCTGGTCTAAAATTGTTGTTTCCATTTTTTTACTCCTCTTATACTAATTTAGATTATACTTATACTACTATGAATATACAACACATCACACCTGAAATCTGCCCCTTATACACATCTGACGCTGCCGACGAATAGAGAGGTG